GCAATACCCCACGGACGATCAGGTGCTAGATAGATATCACGCAAAAGCGACGTGGTACCCCTGCACTTCATCGCAACCAGATGAGCGTACACTTCCGAGCCTTGAAACTGGCGAATAGCCTGAAGCTTGTCCGGCTCGTACTCGCCGTTGAACATCCTCAAAGCCGACAGCAATCGGTTATTCCATCCGGCGTTGGTGTTCCGGTGATTCTTCATCATCGTGAACTGCTCGCGGATATAGCTGGAGAGCTGGGACGCGGCCGCATCGCTAAGCGTTGCCTGATTGGCATTTTCCCGTTGCTGATCGACAGCTTTCTCCGTTGCCTGAAGCTGAGCTTCGGGCACCACCCGCAAGACGGGAGCAATAGCGGGAAAACCACTTGCCATTTGCAAGCTTATAGAGTATTTCTATATAGTTTTCAATAGTTTCATGAAGGTTAAATGTCAGTTGCTTTACAGTTACATAATGTAAAAGAAGTAGTCGTTTTGCGGGTCGCGCGAGAGATCGCGATGAACCTGCACGATATTGAAGATATACTGAAAAATAACGGAGTAGCCCCAAAACAGTGGGAAGAGATAAAGTGCTCACCCTACTTCATAGGCGTTCTAAGCGAACAACTAGCAAGCTGGACGTCGGCGCTCAACACACAAGAGCGAGTAAAAATAAAGTCAGCTGCGATCATCGAGGAGTGGCTAATCGAAGCAGACAGACTCGCTCATGACCATCAGCAGCCGCTAAATCAACGCGTCGAGCTTATGAAACTTATCAAATCGCTCTCCGGTATGGGGCTCACCGCAGCAGAAGGCGGGGGCGGCGAGCGCTTCAGCGTGACAATTAACCTTGGGAACAGCGAAAGCATCAAGATAGATAAAGAGGTTACCGCGAAAGTAATCGAGGGGGATATAGTAGGCAGAGGTGAGTAAATGGACGCTCGTATACTTCTCCTCGACTTGGAAACTGCTCCAAATCTTGGGTTCGTGTGGGGAATATGGGAGCAGAATGTAATAGACGTAAAAAAGAGCTGGTACCTACTTTCATTTGCTGCGAAATGGGCTAACGAAAGAAAAACACACGTCCGCTGCCTTCCTGATTATCCACGCTTCAAATCCCACAAAGAAGACGACAAACACCTGATCGCCGATCTATGGAAACTTCTCGATGAGGCCGATGTAGTCGTAGCGCACAACGGCGACCGCTTTGATATACGTAAAGCAAACGCAAGGTTCGTAGCGCATGGCCTTCCCCCGCCATCGCCCTACAAGAGCGTCGACACCCTCAAAATCGCCAGAAAACATTTCAAGTTCGACTCGAACCGCCTCGACGACCTAGGTAAATATCTCGGCGTTGGCCGCAAAATCCCGCACACTGGCAAGCACCTGTGGCTGGGATGCATGAACGGTGACAAAAAATCGTGGAAGACTATGCGGCGATATAATACGCGAGACGTAACGCTACTCGAGCGCGTGTACTTTAAGCTTCGCCCGTGGACTACTACGCACCCCAATCTCACATTCTTCAGCCGTCGTCCCGAAGAGTGCCCAGTATGCGAGTCCGGGGCGATAAAAAATACAGGGTTCAACTACACCCGCACCGGTAAACGCCAGCGCGCCACCTGCAAGAGCTGCGGACACCGATTCAGTTATGGAAACCTCATACGATGCATGTAACCTATGACGCTCCTCCGACTTGCTCGAGGTTTATGCAAAGCAACGCCTTCGGCAGACTGATCGCTGGACCAGTCGGCAGTGGGAAAACGACGGCCTGTCTTTTCGAAGTATTCAGGCGCGCCTGCGAGCAAGCGCCCGCACCGGACAGACTACGATACACGCGCTACGCCATTGTTCGGCAAACGCTCAAACAACTAAAGGACACAGTCGCCAAAGACGTATCCCAGTGGCTCTCTCGCGTAGCCCACTACAAAGTAAGCGACAGCACATTCTATGTTACTGCTGGTGACGTCCGTAGCGAATGGATCTTGATCCCACTCGATGATCCTGAAGACCAGCGGCGCTTGCTCTCGATGCAGCTCACCGGCGCATGGATGTCCGAGGCGATCGAGATGGATATCGGGCTCATGGCGCCGCTCTCCGGACGTATCGGCCGATACCCCAACGCGAAACTAGGTGGTTGCACATGGTCTGGCATCATTGCAGACACCAACATGCCCGCGGAAGGCACTGACTGGCACAAATTTTTCATAGAACCACCGCAAGACTGGCAAATATTCCGTCAGCCATCCGGGCTATCCGACGAGGCCGAGAACCTCCAGTGGCTAACGCAAACAACGGAGACGCTTAAGCTTCCCGAAGACGACCCAGCTCGCCTCGCACAGGGACGCGAGTACTACCTGCGCTACGTACGCATGTACAGTGAAAACAGCGACTGGGTGAAGCGCTACGTCAAGGCCGAATTCGGCGACGACCCATCAGGCTCCGCGGTGTTCCGCGAGAGCTTTAAAAAGAGCTTTCACGTCGTAGACGAAATCCCCGAACCTGTCTTCGGTCATCCCCTGCTCGTCGGCCAAGATTTCGGCCGCGACCCCTGCAGCATTATCTGCCAGCTCGACCACAAAGGAAGGCTTCTTGTGCTCGAAGAGGTTATGGCCGAGGACGTAGGGCTCGAGCAGCACGTCGAGCGAGCGCTGCGTCCCAGGCTCATTCAGCCACGCTACCTAGGTAAGCCTATAGTCGTGATTGGCGATCCCGCGGGGCGATCCAAAGATAGCATCTACGATGAAACACGCTTTGCCGCCCTGAAACGCCTGGGGTTCTCGGCGTACCCCGCTCCCACCAACGACCCGGACCCGCGGCTACGAGCGGTCGAAGCGTTTCTTCTCGCACAGCGAGACGGCGGCGCTGCCATAGTTATCGATAAATCTCGATGCCCTAACACGGTGCGCGCGCTCGATGGCGGCTACAGATACGGCAAGACCAAGGCGGGCCAGCGCAAACCAAAACCTGATAAGAACAAGCACTCCCATATTATGGACGCACTTCAGTATGTTTGTTTGGTTGCTCATGGAAGGGGCTGGAGTGAGATGGTTGCCAGGCACTTGGCGCACAAACCAAAGACGCGAACAGTAATTACCGCTCGGGCTTGGACGTAGTTACCGCGTAGGCAAATGCCGCGGGTAATCTAACCCGAAGACGAAACTGATAATCCAACTTCTTGCCACTCTCGTCCGCTTTGACACATACCATCTCCACAGCGTCACCAGGCATGGGGCGATGCCCCTCGAACATCAAATCAGCGGCTTGGTCACAGCATTCAATCTGCAGAAAGCACCCGTCTAGCGCGGCCTCTTCCTCAGTCATCAGTCTTCCCCAACTGTTGCGCCATCATCGGTCTGCTCCAACAAGCGGTAGTGCAGAAGAGATACAGCCCCTAGCAGTCTCCCACAGTCGTTAGTGTCCGAAGAAGCTGAATTAATCCCTCCGTTAGGACGAACTACAGCTACGCCACAGCAAGCTATTTTCCCGGCTTGCGCCTCTTTAAGCGCCTGCTCGAGTATCTCAATAGCGTCTTTCTTGCACTCTTCATTAATTTTGGTTTCTTGGTCAGGCGTGGTAGAGCCGGGAAACGCAACTATTTTGGTGTCAGTCATTTTCCACTCCTAGTTCACCACACTCCTAGTTCACTACACAGCTAGGTAGTTTACCAAGGGCCACAGCACGACCCGCCTCGAGCCACAACAAAACGCTGCTAACATCTTCCACGCTCATCGATAGCTCGCCAACCGTGTTGTAACTTCCATCGATCAACTTAATCGTGACAGGCTCGCCGTAACCCGAACACGATACGCTGAACCAGCACGCTACGGTCGGCTCAGGCGGTGTCTTTTTGGCCGCTTTTGAGCTCGGCATTCTCGATCCACGTCAACACGTCAACGAAGCGGTAGAACACGTTCCTTCCCAGCTTGATATACTTAGGTCCAAACTTTTTCGAGCGCCAGATAGCAGTCGTCGTCGTTGTAACGCCGAGCATGCTGGCAAGTTCTTCGTCAGACAACACTCCGAAAGAGTGTCGCAGGTCCGCTGACACGACGTCTTGCTCAAGCGGAAGCCTCAAGTCTATCAAGTGCCACTCCCATAAGTAAAGCAGAACGCGATATCACCCCGTGAAGTGCCAGGTGGTGGCGCACAGACGTGGCTGAGTCCGTCCGGACTCTCGCGCGGCTGCGGCGCGTTCTGCTCAATAATTTCCGCCGGTACAAGCACCCACTTCTGATCCTCACGCCGCAAAAAATATAGTTGTCCATTCTCGTGGCGCACCTGGACCGGATAGCAGTCTTTCATACTGCAGCAGGAACTAAGTCGCTCAGCCAGCATGAACCAAGTCGTATAGAACTTCTCGTGCAGGGAGACATCCTGGGGCGGATGGTGGTGCTCTTGAGCAACAGCCGGCAGGCAAAACAACAGCGCCGCCGCGGCTCTACTTACTAGTCCCAGCATCGCGATCCTCACTTCGGCAATTGCTCACTATCACGACGTCGTTGTTAGCCGGCAGGTATACCTTGAGAAACCTGGCAAAGCTGGCGATCGACTCTTTACCCGAGTCGCTATTGCGCCACGCCTCACACTCCGCGAACGTGTTCCACGACAAACTAGAATTGAATTTCTCTGGTTCGGGAAGCATCGGCTCGCCGCCAGCCAAGATCATCACAGCAAGAATAATCTTAAACATCGAGTTCTCTCCTCCCCCTTGGTTACGCGGTAGGCCGGCCTAGTGACGGAGGAGGCACCAGGCCGGCCCCGTGCCCGCCCGCAACTGTACTCATGGGGCGGGGTCGACTCGGATATCAGCTCTGCCGGGACGCCGTAGCCTCGCTTCCGACTGCACAGCTTTCAACGGCGTTACGCCGTCTGGCTCGATGATATCGAAGGCACGGCCCACTACTAGCGGCCCATACGCCTTACCAAGAACATTCTTTAGCTCGACCACGTCCTCGGCCTTCACGTCCTGCTCGCCACCAGCAATCGCCTGCTGCGCCAATCGGAACCTTCGCACCTTGGCGTCCGGAACCAAGTTCTGCTCGTCGGGGTAAGATGCAAGGAGCGCAGTGCAAGAAACAGACGCAAGAGTGACATCCGAGCCATCCTCACCCCTTAGTGCCTCACCCCTGAGATCAGTAATCTTCGAGTCGAAATCGACCTTCATTGGCGCCCTCCTTGTTATTGGTTACCCTACAAGTAACACATCTCCGCGCTACCCGCAAGCCCTAGCGATGCCCCATCAAGCTACCCATGTCCGCAATGAAATGCGGTATAGGGGCACCACCATCACCATCACCATCACCATCAGGACACGGCTGTATAAAGTTGGTCTGTGCGAAGTTAGCTTGATAGAAACAGGCATCAATCCTAACAGCCGTAGAGTAGAACGTGTCAGCGTCGACAAGCAACGCGGCAACAAGAGCCTGGTCCACACCAACGCTTAGCGTGTAAAACGTGTCAGCGTCGACAAACAGCGACGGAGTAAGACCAACCGCTCCTGTCGTTACTACGGGAG